ATACATAGAGGTGAATGGTGTTTGTTGAACGATAGTTGTCCCCTGAAAATCTACTGTAAAAGAGTGTATCATAGAGCCGTAAAAATTTTTCAATCCCATTACATAATCACAACTGGTTCCAGCTGATGCTGGAAGCATATCAGTTGCTGTAGAAGTTGATTGAGGAGATGTTAGAGTAAGTAGCAATGGCATAGCAATATATGCTTCCCTATAATTCATAAATTTGTTAGAGTTGGAAAGGGCTGATGTTTCTATAATACATTGATTTCCCGCATAGTTGCCGTTCTGCTGGTCTAATATATTAATCCATTCCTTTTTGATGAAAATGTTTGGAGAAGTATCCAAATCTTGTGATAAGTCAAACGTCACTTTATCCATAATCCTTTATACTATTTGGAAAGAAAAAAACGACGAAAACCCTCATCTTTATTAAAATGAAATGGGTTTAGGTTTCTGTGTATTCTTTGGAACGCTTAATTGAAGATGTTCTATTTGTTTAACCAAATCTTTCATCTTTTTATCTTGCGTATGAGTTCTATCTTCTGGTGCTCCTTGCCTTATTCTATTCACAATACCAGATAGAGTTCCTCCGTGACCGTGTTTTTTATGAATAGTAATCGGTTTGTGTTGCTTTACCGGAAGATGTTTAGAATAGCTTTTTGGGGTGTCTATTTGTTCTTTATATTCTTCTAAACTTTCATAGGTTGAACCAGCCCCTGGACCTCCCTTATGTAATAGTAATGATGAACCTCGTCCGTGTATTATACTATGACTATGATGAACTCTTTCTCCAAGATATAACTTTACCATATATACAATAGGTTAATAAAAAAATCATTTCAAACCTCGTTCTTCTGCTGTGGCAATAGTAAGCATAATTGTAGTTGAAGGGTCGTTCAATTGAATAGGTTGTAAATTCGTCCCTAATATAGTAATAGTCAATTGATTATAAAAACCATCATACATTTTATTCCATAGATAATTAGGGGGTTTATCAGTAATAATAGAACCAACTCCTACATTTGGAGATATACTATAAATAATACTATTTGGAACTGAATAGTTATTATCAATACCAGTAGATGAAAATAGTAGCGAAGAGTTTGGTTGAATATTCGGTGCTGTTGTGCTTATGTATGAAATAGTTCCAGCAGAATTTGTAGATACATAGGTCCCAGTAGTAGCTGACGCCGCGTTTATAGCCGTTACTAAACCCTGTTTAAACCCTAATAAAACTCCTAAACCAGTAATTGCTGGTGAAATAGGTGGAATTGTAACAACAGAATTTCTCGCCGTTGTTGGGAAACCAGCAAAACCAGCAGGTTGAGTATATCCAGTTGGTAATGAAGTTGGAACTAAAAATGTGTTTAATTGAACTGCGTAACGAGTTGGATTAACTATAAATTCAACATAATATACATTTTGTCCCGAGCTATTTACCAAATAATGACCGTTAGTAATCATTGTATATTGTAAAAGATTGTTAATATCCGCCACTTGATATATTCCGTCAGGAATAGTAACGGTATAGGTTGTAGTAGTAGTTCCAACCGTCCAAGTATATGTGAATGAATTATTTCCTAATGCTACTGAAATATTATACCAAGAATAATATATGGCGACTGATGCGACTGACATATAACTATTCTTTATAGAAACGGAGTTTGGGAATAGATATACGAATTGATTATTCAATCCATTATTAACAAGATTAGAGGCATTCAAAACTATCGTCTTCATATATCATATACAAAGAAAAGTTAAATACCTAATAACGACATTTGAATTAATACATCACCTGCTTCTTTCTTAGATAATTTTCCTTCGTTCATCATCGTAAGAAGAATTGCTTTAAACTCCCTTATTAATTGTGGATTATCATTGCCTGCTACGATTTCTCCTTGTAATACGTGAAACTTATGTATTTCTTCTTCTGTTTTTGTCTTGACTTTATTCTCAGCTTTTCCATCTAAGAAATTCTGTAATTCACATTTCTTGATTAATTGAAAAAGATAGGAAATATCATCTTCGGTAAGATTATCCATTTGAATATTATCTAAATCACCATCTACGATGTTTTTCAAAATATCTGCTACTTGTTGAGATACTCGTTTGGATTGAATATTTGTGCTTTTATGATTTGTTGATTTAAAAGATACAATATTGTTATGCTCTAATTTATGAATATTAACAAGATATTTTCCAAGTGGAACATATTTCTCTCTTGGTGCTATACCTCTGCCTGTCATTCGTATTGAAACTCCTGAGTGTTTCATTAATCCTTTCCCTTCACTTTTTTCACCCGATGGGGCAGAAGCCATTTGAGTTGGTTCTCCTCTAAAATCGTATGGTAATGCTTCTTCTGGAATTGTTCTCCTTGGTCTGTAAGAACTTTCTACTGGTGTTCTTGGAGTGCTTCCTGATATTTTTTTTACAGCTTCACTTGTTGTAGTGCTTTCAGAAAAAATTGGTGGTGGCGGTGCGTTGTTTAAAATTTCCAATATCACACTTTCTATTGCTTTATAATCGTTTTTTAATTTGTTAAGATTACCTAATTTACCAATAGCAGTTAAATTAAAAGTGCGAGTTTCAGGTTCTCTTGTATGTATTTCCATAACCCTATTTAAATCTTCATCTCCAATTCTGTAAATATTTTTCAAAAGCTCTCGCATTTGACCTAATGTTTTAAATTCAGCAACTTCACGATAAGGTTTATAATAATGTCTTAAATTTCCAATCAACCTTTCACGATTTACTCTTTGTTGTTCTGCCGATGTTTCAACATTATATCTACTTTCTTGTTTTTTACTTTGTTTTTGAAATTCATCTTCAAATGATGTGATGGCTGTCATAATATCTTGTGTTGTTTCAGGTTGAATACCCATTGTCATTACTTGATTGTTTAATTCATCAATTCTATTTCCCATATTCAAAAGTTGAGTTACATTTACTTCTCCCAACCCGTGTATCATATTAATCGCCTGCTCTATTGATTGAAGTGTCGCTTTTATATCAGCTTGTCCTCCCTGTAAATCTCCTAATAATCCTGCTTGTCGTTGTATATTATCATATAAGGCAGTTAATTGATTAGCAATGCCTGAAATAGATGTTGTTAATTCACCTCTTAATCCAGTTATGCTTTCATTTATTCCTTCATTCATTTGTTCCACTTGGTCTCCTAAACCTCCAATTCGTCCTTCTAATCTTGCTCTAGTTCTTTGATTTTCATTCATTAGAGTTTGAGATTGTTGTCTCATAGCTTGTGCCTGAGCTATTGCCGATTGCTCTACGGCACTTGTAAGTTCTTCATTATAAAAGTCTATTCTATCATTCATAGTAGCAAATTCACCTTTTATATCTTGTAGAACTTCATCTAACCCTGTTCTGTCACCTAATCTATTTGCTTGTTCTATTTTATCAATCAAAAAATCTACTTGCTCCATTGTGGGTAAGGTTTGAAATTGTTCTATTAAAGCTTCTTCAACTGCTTCACTATTTTCTGTTCCAACTGCTCTAAGAACTTCATATAAAGCATCGGGGTTCAAAATTTTATCATTTATAGTTGCTAATATGTCTTGTGAATGTATAATCTCTTGATTTATACCTCTTAGACTATTCACAATCCTTTCGTTTTCATCAGTTCGTGTATATTTAGAGTGTTCTATTCTATCTATCAATTCATTCATCTTATCTCCTGTAACCATATTATCTGCTATTGTTTCCAAAGTATCTGCTAAGGTTCCCATTATTTCGTGATTTAATGAAAAATCCTGCTCTTGTCTAATCTTCTTATCTAAAACATCTAAGAAATGGTGGGCTGTCATTCCAAGAGAATATTTGGGTTTCAATTCAGCAATTAAACTTGTCGCAACACCTGCCAAAAATTGTATTTGGTCGTCATTCAAATCATTAAACACTTCTTGTATTACATTATCGTCTAACAATATTCTTAATTCACTACGTAAATTAACCTTTAATTGTGCTATATCTTGTTGTTTTTCAGCATAAGTTCTTGTATCTAATGGTTGTGTTGGAACACCTGTTTGTTTATACAATATGTTCGCATCATAATTCGTTTTGTTATTTTTGATTTGTAAATCAAGCAATTTCATATAGTCTTTATAATTTTGTGTTCTATCATATTCAGTTCTGTAAGGTTTTCCTGTTGCCATATTAGTATATCCATAGATTTTTTTTTATTGATATAGAATAATAATGCTTACCGATTATCAAATTAAAACTATGGCAAAAAAGATGGATATTCCTTTGGCTGATGTTGTTTTTAAAACCGAACTACCTAAGAAAAGATTGGAATATAATAAAACATACATTATCAATTTGGAAGATGAAACTGATGAAAATGGAAAGGAAAATGAAGGAACGCATTACGTTTTTTTACAAATGAATAAATATCCTAACGGGGAATTCGCTCCTATATATTTTGATAGTTACGGTTGTATATATCCAACAATTGTAGGAGACATTGTAAAAGAATATTGTAATGGAATGAGATGTCCTCATACTACTAAGGATATTCAAAGTATCGTTTCAGGAATGTGCGGCTGGTTTGTTTTAGCTATGTCATTTTATATAAATTGCTTTCCTCATAGAACTTACAATATATATGATGATGTTGGAACTTTTCTTAGTTTCTTTAATGACTTGTCAAAATCTAATGATTACAAACAGAATGAATATGTTTTATCCCAATTCTTTCAACCTAAGAATGGTGCGAAGCGTGAATTAGATTTGGGTATTAGAGAAGTAGTTCATAAAGATATTAGGGATAGTGAAAATGAAATTAAGGAACTTGGGAATGGATTAATCTAAGAAATAAAATGATTTAAATGAGTAGTCCTATGTAATCTTATACAATGCCTAAACAAGCAATGGATTACTCTAAAACGATTATATATAAAATTGTATGTAATGATTTGAATGTTACTGATGTGTATGTAGGTCATACTACAAATATGGTTAAACGAAGATGTTTTCATAAATCTTCGTGTAATAATGAAAATAGTATCCATCACAATTATAAAGTATATCAAACCATTCGTGCTAATGGTGGGTGGGATAATTGGAGTATGATACAAATATGCGAGTTTCCTTGTAATAATCAAGAACAGGCACGAGCAGAAGAACGCAAACATTATGAATTGTTAAACGCTTCTTTGAATATGATAAAACCTATGATATATGAGAGTGAAAAGGTGGAATATGATAAGGAATATCGTGCGGCTAATAAAGAAAAAAAAGTGGGATATGATAAGGAATATCGTGCGGCTAATAGAGATACAATTTTGGAAAAACATAAGGAATATTATGAGGCTAATAAGGATAAAATAGCAAAACATAATAAGGAATTGTATAATGGTAATAGAGATACAATTTTGGAAAAACATAAGGAATATTATGAGGCTAATAAGGATAAAATAGCAGAGAGGGGGAAGATTAAATATACCTGCGGTTGCGGTTCAACTATACGAAAATATGATAGACATCAACACGAGCGAAGTCATAAACACTTGAATTATGTTAAACAAAATCCGCAGGGTCTAAATACTGATTAAAGTTCTTTCTATACCTACGGGTTATATCCGTGCTTTCATAATCTATAATCAATACATTAAACTTTTGATTTGTAGCATGTAGATACATATTAATTAGTTGTTCTTTTGTAAGACCCAAACCAACCTCACGAAGCATCATCTTTATTTCTTTTTCACCTGACAATTTGAGAACAATAAGATAGTTACAATTTCTTCTTATAACTATTGGAACTACATAATAATTCTGTGCTAAGTATAATATACTCACCCCTTTCTTACGACATCTTATATAATATTCTTCTACACCATTTTGTCTTCTTTCTAATTGTTGGTCATCTATAATTAATAGTGTAGGAACTTCTTTATCGGCTTTATTCAAATCAGGGAGGTTTTCTAATCCACCTTCTTTGATTTGAATAGCATCACTAAGAGAAGCTAAATATTTGTATATAGGTTCATCTTTATCTTTACATATTATAGTTATAGTAACAAATGTTCCCTTACCTTTACTAAAAATCTTGATAAGATTTGCTACAAAATTTGTTTTGCCCGAACCAGACGGAGCTACGACTACACCTCGAAAAGGTATGGAAAAGTTATGCTCCGTCTGGTTCGGGTTTTCCAATTTACTATCTAAAAAATGCTTAGGAATGGTTTCATAGAAATTCATAGAATTAGAAACTGGCGTTGGCGTTGGAGTATTTTCTACTGGGGTTTTTTTGACTTTTGATGCTCTCATACTATATTAAGCTAATAAAAAATTGTTTTTGTTTCGGTATTCATCGTATTCGTTTAAATGGCTTAAAAACGATGAATATAATATATATATAGATAAACGAATATGGAAACTACTACTATTCTACCAATTTACCATAAGTGCGATGTGTGTGATTATTCAAGTATTTTGAAAGCAAATTATGACCGCCATTTACAAACCAAGAAACATCTTAAAAATATTGAGAAATTTAACGAGAAAATTATAAATTATGACTT